TAACCTTGTCACCAACAACCGTCGTTACCTTGGTGTTCTCAATCAGGTTGACGCTGTTACTACCGCCTAATTGTAACGTTCCTACGGGAGGGGACTACGGTCCCCTCCCGTAGAACACTTTCTTAAGGAGAAATCTCACATGGCTGCTGCCGATACCAGCAAGTCGCTGGTTCACATTCAGGAAAAGTTCATCAAGCGTGCCCAGTTTGATGTTACCGTGACCGTTCCCGCCATTGCTTCTGGTGCTACGGGCGTCGTTACCGCAACCCTCAAGTCGGACGGCGTTACCAGCATTGGAACTACTGGCATTCGCGTGGGCGATCTCGTGTTTGCCCAGCCGAAGACCGCGAGCGATGTCGTTACCAACGCGTTCCCGCAGGTCGGTTACTGCACCACTAACGGTACCGTTGCACTTGTGTTTGCTGCGGCCTCTGGCGCTGTTACCTCTACGGCTAGCAAGACGTATACCCTTACTATTCTGGGGTCGTCGCTCTAATGATGCGTCAGCCCGTAGGCCAGCCTACAGGCTCTGCGCCCGCATACGAGCGTGGGGGATCGGTCGTCAGCGACCGCATCCCCCACGGCGGGTACAGGATCGCCGCTGGAGCCGAAATCGTAGACGAAGAGACTGAAGAGCCTCCGTCTAATGCGTGTGGTGCTGTCAAGAAGGACGGCACAATCTGCACTTCCAAGAAGGTTAAGAATCGCGATTATTGTATTGGCCACTTGCGAGGGGCCAAGGAAGAGGAGTAACGAGTGGCAGCAATGACGGCAGGTGCCATTCGTTCTTTTGTGCGTACGCACTTGGATGTGGACGTAGAAGAGTTGCCCAACGAACTGTTGGACGTTTTTATGCGAGATGGCGTGATCCGCATCATCTCGTACTTTGATGAATCGCCCGTATGGTTGCAGAGCGAATATTACTTCTGGACCGTAGAGGGCCAGCAAGCGTACGATCTGGATGCAACCGCAGGGATGACGCTGCCGACGCCATTGCAGACGGTGGACGATGTGCGAGGCGAACTGTATTCGCTGACGCCTCGTCCGCACCGCCAGTTGCGTTCCGAATACCGTGATGACGCCCCCACGGGCCGCCCCCAACATTACAGCATTTGGGGCCGCACCCTGTACTTGTGGCCCGCGCCCGCCCAAGTCGAATACTACTGGGTGATTGGGATTCGCCAGCCCGATTGGGACTGGATTACCTCCAGCGACCAGACCCCCGACTTGCCCGAAGAATTTCATCCGCTAATCGCGCAGTGGGCATTGTCGCGAGCATACGCCCAGCAGGACGATCCCGAAATGGCAAACTTTTATCGGGGCGAATTCAGCACCGAATTGAAGAACGTTGCGCGCCGTTGGCGAGCGAACCTGACTGCCCAGCCGCTTGTGATGAACGGCGGAGCAATCAGGGAGCCGTACCGCACTCAGAACAGTTTGGGTCCGCTGATTTACGATTGGGAATGATAAATGCCTAAGCGTATTTTGACACTCCCGATGTCGGATTTTCAGGGTGGTCTAAACCTGAATGCCGACCCGTTCCAACTTGGTCAAAACGAAACGTCAGATTGCTTGAACGTGGATTTTGATCCGTTGGGCGGATTTGTGCAGCGCGACGCTGCAACCCGAACGAATTCCTCCGCCCTCGCTTCGGCTGTGACCTCCATGTGGGGATTTTACACGCCGAACGGAAACACTCGTCAGGTGATCGTTCAGCAGGGCCAGTCGATTGCGTATTCCACGAATGACGGATCTACATTTACTGCGGTTGGAACGTCTGCTCCTTGGAACGTTTCGGTTACGGGGATTATGCGGGCGGCAACATTCAGGAACCCGCAGTCTTTGGGGACTGCGGTTTCCTACATTCAGCGGGCTGGCGGTCAGACCGCCATCCGTTGGGATGGCACAACAGGGGTTGCTTTGACCGATCCCGCTCCTTCTGGGTGGAGTGAGACGATTGGTACGCGCACGCACGGCAAGATGCCTCCTGCCAAGTTTATTGCGGCGCATCGTGATTTTATTTTTGTTGCGAACACGACCGAGAATGGTGTTAATCAAGCGAACAGGGTGAGGTTTAGTCATCAAGGTTTTCCTGAAGATTGGCGCAGCGACGACTACATTGACATTGAGTCTGGTTCTGGCGATGCTATTACTGGAATTGCTTCTTGGCGTGAGGGACTTCTCGTTTTCAAGAACAATGCCGTATTTTTGATTCGTGGTTACGATGCGGATACGTTTGATGTTGTAAACGTTTCTAAGACGATTGGTGCCGTATCGCAGGACGCTGTTGCGGTCTGCGAAGACGGTGTGTTTTTCTTTTCGTGGCCCGAGGGCGTCTATTTTTATGATGGTTCGGGCGTGCGTGATGTGTTTACGAACTTGCGTCCGATGGTTGAGGACGGGACGATTGATCGTTCTCAGCGCGACAAGATTACGTTGGCTTGGTTGAAGCAGCGGTTGCACGTTTCGGTTCCTTCGGATGCGCTTGTTGTCGGGAATACTGAAACGTATGTTTATGACCCTGCGTTGCGGTCTAGGAACAAGGCTGGCGGTTGGACGAGATATCAGTTTGGTGGTTATGGGCTGGGGGCGGGGCTTGAGCATTCGCCTCCGTCGTATGATTCTAAATGGTTGGCGGTGTGGTACGGGGATAGCCGTACTCGTATTGTGGAGTTGCACACTAGTGGGGATGAGGATAACTTTACTGGCACTACTACTAGCATTGTTACTCGTTACTCCACGCCGTGGGTAGATTTGGGTAACCCTGCTTTGGTTAAGTCGTGGCGGCGGCCCGTGTTTGTGTTCCGTCGCGACGTTGATTATCAGTTGTCTTGCACGAGTTATCGGGATTACGACTACACGAACGTGGGTTCAACGTTTTTCTTGACTTCTGATACTGGCGCTGGAACTGCGCTGGTGTGGGACGTTGGGGATTGGGATGAGGGAACATGGGTTTTGGGCGACGGGTTGCCTCAGGGAATTGAGCGGGGTAGCCGCCTTGGGCGGGCTACCGCCGTGTCGCTGAAGATCGCTGGGCCGACAACAGCATCGGTCAAGTGGGGTATTAATTCAATTACTTGGAAGTACATTCCGAAGAGAGTGAGATCGTAATGGGTGTTCCCTCATTGAATCAGTTTCAGGCCAATCAGACGGCAGTAGCCGCTGATGTCAACGAGAACTTTGCGACGCTGAAGAACTATGTTGACGCCAACTGCATCCTGAAGGATGCCAGTTTGGACTTTACGTCGGTCCCTGCGGGTCCTGCCGCCGACCCTGTCGATGCAAACGACTTGGCCCGCAAGCAGTATGTGGACACGCAGATCAATTTGCGGACTGGGTTTCAGTCTGTTGGCTTGACCACGCCGTACACGATTGTGGCGTTTGACACGCTTGAGACGGTCGCTGAGGCGTCGTTCGTGATTCCTGCAACTTGGACGGCGACCAACCTGACCCTGATGATCTGGTCAAAGTTCAGGCTGTCGAACAACAACAACACGACGGGAGGGGCGTACAAGTTGGAGTACACGCTGGACGCGCTTGCGGCGTCCCCGACTTGGACGGAACTGGACGGGACGTTGCTGGCGATCACGACGCCAGCAACCGAGGCTACGGTAATCAGCAACTCGGCTATCCCCTACCGTGTGTCCTCGTTGGTTGGCGGCAAGACGGTCAAGGTTCGCTTGCGCGTGCAGGAGAACAACGCGTTTGCGAACAAGTGGGTTGTGACGCCCGATATTAAGATTCTTGCTTTGCGTGAGGTGAGTTTTGCCTAGACCTGATTGGGTCAATGTTCGATCTGATTTGAGCCCGCAGGGTGCGGGCTACATCATGCTGGACAAGGCAAATTTGGCGTCTAGCCTGACGATCCCGCAGCCCACATGGACGTATTTTAATAATAATTATGATGCTGGCGCTGGGAACAACAGGCCACGATACTGTAAGGATGCTTTTGGTTTTGTCCACATTCAGGGCAACCCAGTAAATGGCACTGGTGCTGATATTACGACTAGCGTTACTTTGTTTACTTTGCCAGTGGGGTTTAGGCCAGAAGTATCTGCAAGCAGTAACACACAAGCCCATCGTTTCCCGATGTTTTATGCGGCGGGGACCTCTTCCCCGTCGTCCACCCTGACATGGGTTAATATTCAATATAATGGTACTGTTGTAATGAATATTCCGTCAGCGGGTACTGGTGCATACTGGGCGATGACCCAGCGTGCTTGGTTTGGCAACATTATGTTTTTTGCAGAAAACTAGGGGACGATCTAACCTAATTTAGAGACACTATGCCTGACTACGACCTTCAACCCTCAGAGATTCTTTCATACGGTCAGCAGCGGCGTTCCGCATTTCGGAACGCCTTGTCTGGCATCAACACGCTGGGCCGACAGGCCCAGCAACTTGACAGCACCTATGCGCGCAATTATGACCAAGCCCAACGTTCGTGGGATCAGTCGCGTGCAGCGTTTCCCCGTTCGTTCAATCAGCGTGGGTTGATGACGAGCGGTATTTACAACCGCCAGATGCGCGATTTTGATGCGTCTCGCCAAAATGCGTTTGGACAGTTGGCTCAGGATTATTACAACCAGCGAGCAAACCTTGCGAACGCCGCTGAGGATTACAAGCAAAACTACGAGATCGCTTATGGCGATATCGGAGATCAAGAGCAGATGCGGCGCGCTATGATCGCAGCCCGCCTGAACGGAGCAATGTAACATGGCTTACGATTACCTGAATCCGAATTACGACGAGTGGGGTCGTCAAGCCATTGATCGCGTTAACAGCGTGTACGCTGGTGCCGAAGATCGCTTGAACGCTCTTCGGCAGCAGACTAGGGACTTTAACGCCCAGCAGCAGGCTGGGCTCAACCGCGATATGATGCTACGGTATGCGGACATGCAGCGTAGCGTCGATGCTGGCGCTGCCGATCTTGCTGGTCAGGGGATTCGTCCGTCTCAGTACGGCAATTTGCAGTTGCAGGCGTTGCAGAATGCTGCAAACGCTCAGAACACTTATCAGACGCAGACGCGTCAGATGTACGAGAACATGGCGAATGATCGTTTGGCGGGCATTCAGCAGTCTCGCAACGCGTTCCAGCAGGGCGTGTGGGGCGATGTGCATCAGGCGAAGATGGCGC